ATAGTTCAATATCGGGTAATTCAGGTAACCAATTATCTTTTGTATATTCCTTATTAATACTGATTCCATGTAATTTATAAAAATCATATAAATGAATAAAGTATATTTTATCTATATCATAATTTTCTAACAATAAATTGCTATTATTTTCAATATTTTTATATTTAACAACACCACTTCTATATACAAATTCATAATCTATATCTAATGTAGGGATTCCAGTTTCTTTATCATATTTAAATAATATAGATTCTTTTTTTTTGTCATTTAAATACCACATATAAATAAAATTTCCAGTGGTTTTATAATCAGTACAATAACTAGATATTTTATTACTGACATTTAAAATGGTGTCATCATCATATAAATATTCATTTATTTTTTTGTATGATTTATCAACATCTGATTTTTTTGTAAATACAAATTTTTTTTTATTTAAATAATTAATAACTTGAATGTCTTTAAATTTAATTATTGGTTTACAAGAATCAGACATGCTATTATAATTATAATGATATAATTTATTTAAAAATATACGGTGTTTCTTGAATTAATTGATTACAATAATATTGAGGATTTTTTGAATAATCTATTGGTTTATATACATTACATTCTTCTGCTTTTTCTAATAATTGACGCATATTATCCCAAAATTCAGGAGTATGTTGTTCTGTTATTGTCATAATATGTGCTAATTCATGTATTATTATAAACATACATGAATTAATATCATCTAATAATTTATTATTTTTATCTCGTATACATATTGCTATTTCTTCACCTTTATTTACATTATATGCCGTATATTTAGATTTATCTACTAATTCAAATAAACTATTTGGATTATATAATTCTTTCAATCTTTTAAAATTTGTTTTATCTATATGTTTACAGTGTTTTATAAGTTTAAGAATATTACTATTAATTTTAGCAAGAAAATTAGCCGCATCTAAACTATCGGGTAATTTAGCTACCATATAAACTCTATCATCCAGAGTTGATTTTACAGATGTAACATCCTTATTTTTATTGAGATAATTCATAATACACATAAATGATAGTAAAATAATTAATAATATAGATACATTAGAATTTTTATATTCTTGTGTCATTAATATTATAATACCTTATATAAAAATTTGATAATAAATTAATAAATAATATTAACACTCTAGTAATGGATATTCAAATATTAGATATATCAACCGACGATGTAGATGATGAATTTATTGTTAGTATTTATGGAAAAAATAACAGAAATATTAATGTTATTTTACATGTGAATGGATTCAAACCATATTTTTATTTAAAAGTACCGAATAGCTATACAGAAAAATATTGTAAAGATATCTTATTGAAAAATATATATTATAAATATGAAAATTATATTGATATTAAAAATTCTGAATTTAAATTAAGATCGTATAAAGAATTTTTTAATTATCACATAGATGAAAATGAAAATATAAAAAAATTCTCATTTATGAAATTAATATTTCACAATTATAGAGGTTTTCTTCAAATGAAAAGGAAAATAATAGAATACTACACTAATAATATTAATAACACAAATCCTAAAGTTAAAAGTTTTATTAAATGTAATAATAAAGATTGTGAATCATGTTTATATGAGGCAAATATCCCACCACTAATTAGATTTATTCACAAATTAAAAATAGAACCGTCTAATTGGATTAATATTCAAAATTATATAACTATAGATGATCCTGATTTTAAGGTACTTGAATTATCAGTACATCTTAATAATGTTAAAAAAATAGATAATAACAATATTAGTAATTATAAAATAGCATCTTTTGATATAGAATGTGATAGTTCTCATGGTGATTTCCCATTAGCCATTAAAGATTTTAAAAAACCAGCATTAGATATGATTGAATGTTATAGTATAAAAATGAAAGAGTATTGTGAATACACTATAGAACAAAAAATATATATTATAAAATGTATTGTATATTCATTATTTGATCTAGATACAGAAGATTCAATAGATATTGATAAAATTTATTTATCAACAAATAAACCAAATATTGATGATAATTTTGAATTATTTTCAAAAAGTTTCATATCAATGATTGATAAATGTCATGAAGATAAAAAATTAAGAGATAATGCTATTAAATATATTTCAAACAGTTTATCTAAATTAAAAAGTAAAAATAAAAAAATAAAAATTAAAGGTGATCCAATTATTCAGATTGGAACAGTTTTTAAGGAATATGGCAATGATAATATAAAAAGAGTAATTATAGTTATTCCAAATGAATCAAATGATGTAGATATATGTGATGATATTGATGGAATCGATGTTGTAAGGTGTAGTAATGAAAAAGAATTGATTAATGAATGGATTAATTTAATAAATATAGAAGATCCTGATTTCATAACTGGATATAATATATTGGGATTTGATTTTAATTATATCCATAACAGAGTTACTGAATTATTTAATAGTTCAACAAATAATATTAAATTTAATAAAAATATTGAATATAATTTAGGTAGAATAAATATTAATTATTCAAATAAATATTATAATAAAAAAAATGTATATAAAAAAGTATTCAAAAAGGATATAGAAGATAATAATGATTTCAATGATAAATCATATATTAATATGGATGGTCGAATTATATTTGATGTTCAAAAAGAAATTGAAAAATCGAATAATTTAGAATCATATAAATTGGATTCAGTATCTTCATATTTTATGAGAGGCCAAATAAAAAATATTAAAAAAATTAAACTCATAGATGATAATAAAATACTTCATAATCTAGTATTAGAAGTTAATACAATCAGAAATCTTAAAATAAATGATTATATAACAATAAATACTTATAGTAATATTGGGGAAATGTTATATAAAGATGGTGTAAAATTTAAGATAATTAATATTATTGATAATTATATTACAATAGATATTACAAATCATAATGTTAATAAAAAAGAACTTTTAAATTATAATAAACTTGAGTGGTGTTTAAATAAAGATGATGTTTCTCCATATGAATTATTTAATTTACATAAAAATGGAGGGGGTTCAGGTAGAGCTAAAATAGCAAAATATTGTATTCAAGACTGTGAATTATGTATTAATTTAATATTGTTATTAGATATTATTCCCAACAATATGGGAATGTCTAATGTATGTAATGTACCATTAAATTTTATATTTTCTAGAGGACAAGGTATTAAAGTTACATCTGTTGTATCAAAAATATGTGATATTAAAAATACAAGAATTCCAACATTAGTTGATCAAAGTCATGATAATTCGGGTTATGAAGGCGCCATTGTATTAGATCCAAATCCAGGTATATATATTGATGATCCTATTGCCGTATTAGATTATGCTTCACTTTACCCATCATCTATTATTGAAGAGAACTTATCACCAGAAACACTTGTAGAAGATAAAGAATATATAGATAAATTAAAGAAAGAAAATAGATTAAATGACGTATGTAATATTATTGAATATGATAATTATGAAACAATATTAGTTGGTAAAACTTATAAAAAAATAATTAATAAAGACAAACCAATTGAAACATGTTATTTTATTAAAAATAAAAGAATTAAAGATAGAGGTGTAATTATTCCAGAGTCAATGGGAATTATACCAACTGTATTAAAAGATTTATTAGATGAAAGAAAAAATACAAAAAAGAAAATGGCATTAGAACCAGATGAATTTAAAAGAAAAATATTAGATGGTTTACAATCAGCATATAAGGTAACTGCTAATTCAGTATATGGTCAATTAGGAGCAAAAACAAGTACAATATTTAAGAAAAAAGTAGCGGCGTGTACAACATCAGTTGGAAGAAAACATATTGATGATGCTAGAAGAGGAGTTATTGAGTGGGCAGAAAAGGAAAAATTAGAAAAACCAGAAATAATATATGGTGATACAGATTCTGTATTTATTAAGTTTTCTAGAAAAACTATAGATGGAAAAATATTGACAGGTGATGATGCTATAAAATATACAATTGACTGTGGTATGAAATCAGGTGAATATATAACAAAAAATATATTATCATATCCACAAGATTTAGAATATGAAAAAACATTTTATCCATTTATATTAATATCCAAAAAACGTTATATTGGCGATAAATATGAAACTATTAAAGATGTTGATAATAAAAAATTTAAAAGAACATCAATGGGTATTGTTACAAAAAGAAGAGATAATGCACCAATTGTTAAATATGTATTTGGTAATATTATTGAAAAAATTATTATTGATAAAAATTTAGATAAAACCATAGAATGGTTAGACAAAACATTAAATGATATTAATAATGGAAAATTTAGTATTAATTATTTCATAATAACAAAATCATTAAGAGGATATTATAAGAATCCATTAACTATTGCACATAAAGTATTAGCAGATAGAATAGGTGAGCGTGATCCTGGAAATAGACCAAAAGCCGGTGATAGAATACCATATGTTTATAAAAAATTAACATATGAAGAATTATATAATACTAATAGTTTATACAAAAGTGGTCCAAAAAAAGGAACACCTAAATGTAAAAAAGTTTTACAGGGGGATAGAATAGAGTTACCGGATTATATAAAAAGTAATAATGTAGATATAGATTATTCATTTTACATATCAAATCAGATCATGAAGCCAGTTGAACAAGTATTAGAATTAGACAATAAATATAATAAAGGTGTATTTCAAAAATATATAAATTAATTTATGTTAATTTCTCCAAAATTTTTTTCTATGTTATAATATATAAAGAATGGGAGGAGGATTAATGCAGCTTGTCGCATATGGTGCACAGGATATTTACCTAACATCTAACCCGCAGATTACTTTTTTCAAGGTAGTTTACCGCCGACACACTAACTTCTCTAGAGAGGTTATTGAACAGACCTTTTCGGGTAATGCCGGAGCAGGTAAAAATATTAATGTAACTATTTCACGAAATGGTGATCTAGTACATAAATTATATTTAGAAACACCGTCACACAATGTACCTAATGCTAGTTCATCTGCATTCAATTTAAATAATCCCGGTCATTCTATGATTGATAATGTTGTACTTGAGATTGGTGGACAGCAGATTGATAAGATATATGGTCATTGGATGGAAGTATGGGCTCGCCTATCAGAGAAAAATGAATATGCTTTAACTTCGTATCCATCGAATATCGGTACGACACTTGGAAGGATTAGTGGAACGAATGCTAAAATAAGTTTCCCCACAAATGGGGGACAAGCTAATGCTTCACACGCTCCTGTTTTATACCCGGCTTCTCGCTATCAGCAAATTTCTGGTGGTGGGGGTGTATCCAGTACCCCACCTGCTGGTTTTAATTCCTCGTTGACTAAAAGCGATGGGGTACATTACCCTGAATATTCGATACCATTACCATTCTGGTTCTGTAGAAATCCTGGACTTTCTCTACCACTTATTGCTCTACAATATCATGAGGTTAAACTAAAGATTCAGTTTTCGAATAATGTATTTTTAGAAAAAGGATCATCACAGGCTGACAAAATTTCTGTATGGGCTGAATACATTTACCTAGATACACCAGAGCGTCGCAGATTTGCCCAGGGTACACATGAATATCTAATTGAGCAATTACAGAGATTCGATGGAACCACTCCCACTACAAGTGCCAGTAGAACCAATGCCACGTTCGATCTAAATTTCAATCATCCTGTTAAGGAACTTATATTCTGTGGTAACTTCGATGATAAACATTATGGTGCTCTACCTGGTATCGCCGATGCTAATACTCAAGTTACACTCAAGCTAAATGGTCATGATCGCTTCAGTGCTGATAGAAGATGGGCGTATTTTTCAAAGACTCAGATATTAGAGCACCATACTGGCCCGGGTAATTTACATAATGGCGGTGACGAGGGATTCCCCTTCGGTAAAGATTGGCATGGTGGTGTTTGGGGTGATCACGTCGCCAGAGATCAGATAGGTGTTTATTCTTTTGCTCTAAAACCTGAGGAGCATCAGCCATCGGGAACATGTAACTTTTCTAGAATTGATAGTACAAGATTATCATTTAAACATTTATTTGCTAATAACGGGTCTTCTATCGATATTGTTATATATGCTGTAAATTATAACGTACTTAGAATTATGAGCGGTATGGGTGGTCTAGCATACTCTAACTAAGTAACTAATTAACTAATTTAGTTAATATTTTTTTTAAATAATGTGTTGTTTATTTATTTTTTTTCTATATTATATTATAACATAGAAAATGGGAGGAGGATTAATGCAGCTTGTCGCATATGGTGCACAGGATATTTACCTAACATCTAATCCGCAGATTACTTTTTTCAAGGTAGTTTACCGCCGACACACTAACTTCTCTAGAGAGGTTATTAAACAGACATTCGATGGTACACCAAGTGCCGGTAGTTTTATGAATGTCACTATTTCGCGTAATGGTGATTTAGTACATAAGGTATATTTAGAAACACCCGCTAAAAAATTAGACACTGGAAGATTAGCACATAATCCAGGACATTCATTAATTGATTATGTTGAGCTTGAGATTGGTGGTCAGCAGATTGATAAGATATATGGTCATTGGATGGAAGTATGGGCCCGCCTAACACAGAAAAATGAAACATCTGTTGTTGGATTTCTCGATGCCGCAGGACATGATTCATTTGTGCAAGTTAGTGGATTACCATCAAGCGTTACTGTGGCGTATAATGAAAAAGCGCAGAATATACCCCAAGACAAGCCAGATAATAGTTCTCACGTAACTGTACATAGACCATCTACTAGATATCAAAAATTAGCTGGAGGGGGTGGAATAACTTCACATCATCCAGATAATACAGGTGTAGCACAGATAACTACTAGGGATATTCCCGAATTATCTATTCCATTACCTTTCTGGTTCTGTAAAAATCCTGGTTTATCTCTTCCTCTAATAGCTCTTCAATATCACGAGGTAAAATTAAAACTTAAATTTAGTAATAGAATAAGTTCTGGGGGTGGATTTTATTTTAATAGTGGCGATGATTTAAATATATGGGCAGAATATATATACCTTGATACACCAGAACGTCGTCGATTTGCTCAGGGTACTCATGAATATCTAATTGAACAAGTACAAAGAAATACCGGTATTTCTACTAGACCTGGTAATGGCTCATATTGTAATGCTACTATAGATCTAAACTTTAATCACCCTGTTAAAGAATTAATTTTTGCTGCAGATTTCTATAATAAGACAGATTGGTATGGTGTTCTTCCTGGAATAGCTAATTATAAAACAAATTTAACTCTTAAGTTAAATGGACACGATCGATTCAGCGCTAATAGAAGATGGCAATATTTCTCAAAAACACAAATATTTGAACATCATACTGGACCGGGTAATTTATATGGTGGTTTAGAGGGCGTTATGTCTAAAGAACGGAATGATAATAATGCTTCTGGAAGTGATGTTGTTGATTTTGGAAAGTTAGACCAAATAGGGGTTTATTCATTCGCATTAAAACCTGAAGAACATCAACCATCTGGTACATGTAACTTCTCAAGAATTGATAGTACACGTCTAATTATAAATGATCTTTATTCAGGTGTTAATGGTGATGCTATAGAATTGGTTGTGTATGCCATTAATTACAATGTACTAAGAATTATGAGCGGAATGGGTGGTCTTGCTTATTCTAATTAATTTTGTTTATTTAAAACTATAATTTTATATATATATAGTATAAAAAATACATGTTATCAGGTAATAAAGGTTTAACAAACCATGGAAATACATGCTATATGAATTCTATATTACAATGTTTATCACATTTATTAATATTTCATCCAAATAATAATAAATTAATGAACGATTTTAATAATAATAATAATTTATTTAAAGAATGGTTAAATCTTAATAACAGCTTATGGAGAAATACTAGATCTCATGTTGTATCAACTAAAGAATTTATTATTGAATTTATTAATGAATTAAATAAAAATAATATATCTTTTTTTAGTTTTGATCAGAATGATTCAGAGGAATTTTTACATACATTATTAGATTTTTTACATAAATCTATAAAAAAAAACTGTAAAGTTAAATTAAATAATAAAATTAAAGATAAGTTAATTATGGAATGTTCTAAAAAATGGGAAAATAGTTTTTCAAATGATTATTCATATATAATAGATCGTTTTTATTCTCAAATGATAACATCAACAAATTGCCCCGAATGTAATTATTGTTCTAATACAATAGACCCATTTTTAATATTACAATTAGAAATTAATAATAATATGAATACATTAAATGATGCTATCGAAAAATATAATGATTGTAAATTAGATTCATCTAATCTATGGACATGTGATTCATGTCACAATAAAGTTAATGCTAATATCGGTATTAAGTTTTCTAAAACATCTGATGTTATGATTATTCAGTTAAAAAAATATAAGAATCTTAATCAGTTTATAGAATATCCAGAAATATTAGATATTTCTAATTATTCATATGATTATAATAATAGGGGGACTAAATATAATTTAATTGGAATGTGTATACACAGTGGTGATTTAAATGGAGGGCATTATTATGCTATCTGTAAAAATTTATTAGATGATAAGTGGCGTATGTATAATGACACTAGTGTATCTTATATAGATAACCATTTACAACAAAAACCTTATCTACTATTTTATAAACGATAAAGATATCAAGTTTTGAAGATAAAAAATAATTTGAATTTTTTGTTTTTTTTTCCTTTTACCTAGAGCTACAACGAGCTCGGTCCAAGTTTCACACGCAAAAACAGAGGTTTGAGTGAGTGGCACAACGGTAAAAAATGAGTGATCCAATGTGGGTGACTCTCAATGGTGCACGGTATCCGATCGAGCGCTCAAATGAACCTCGAAAGCTCGGACCTGGAGAATGGGCTGTAGATCTGGAAACTTTCGTTCACTCAGGTTGTGGGTTGATGACGATCAAGAATCTTACAGTAGAGGAAGCAATGCGGGTTCGGGATTTGAATCGCAAGCTTCGGTTTCAGAGAGCGGGAACAGGCGAGTGTGTAACAATTGATGATGACGGATGCGAATTGATCTGGTGCAAGGAAACGAATCTTTTGTACGAAAAGATGGGAGAAGACGAATCCCCCATGAAGAACAGTTTTACAGGCGAAATCGACGAACATTATTCGGAGAAGTTACATGCGATATGTATGGGAAAGATGGTCAAGGATGGAGATCAATGGGTACCCGAAGATAAGGCGAGTTGGAACAAGAGTGACGATAGTTCGGAATAAAGGAGGTGATTTATATCACATGTGCCGATCGTAACGGCAAATGGTAAGAGTTGGGAACTCTATAATCCATAAGTAATAAAAAAGGAAAAAGACGAAATACTGTATGACAGTAATCTTTTTTTTTGTTTTAACTTAAAACTATGGATATAATATAGTATAATAGTATATATGAACTTCAATGATTCTATTATTGAATGGGTCCGTTGTCATGACTGCGATCGAGCAGGACGGAAAAGCATTGCGTTTCGCGCCCGACCACCTGAAGAATGATCCCGATCTTTTGAGAATAGCGCGGGAGCACGCTTGGTAACGGTAGTTTATAAAGTGAATAGGCAAAACACTATAAAATATGCGAGAGCATTAGACTCGTAGAAGTACACCATCCACGTGTATTTTTTTATATTTATTATAACAAGATATCTTTTTGAAGATATCGCAAATAATTTGAATTTTTTATATTTTTTTCTTTTAAGTTTGCGGTGAGCTAGTAAAAAACCGCAGGTTGTCTGGGTCGCGAGAGGTGATACGCGACAAGGTAGCCACTGGATCGAGTGTTAACTCGTCCAACCGGAGAGGGATGGAGATGGATGGATCTCCCGGAGTGAAAGGATCGAAGGCCAAGAAGAGTTTGCGAATGGCAAAGGTGGCTCTTTTTACGGCCTATGTAGTTGACAAAAAGCTCTGTGCAGATATCGTGCACCAAGTATCCGACGAGGTCGACAAGATCGTGAAAGCAGCAACCGAAGCAACCGCAGCAAACAAGATCCGACTAGGATACTTGAATTGGAGGCACGAGCGGACAAAGCTTGTTCGGACCACTAATGTTTGTTGGGACCCACTAAGGTAGTACTTCGAGGTCAGCCGTCCGGCTAGGTATATATGTAGTGCGACTACAATTACCTACAAAAAAAAAGAAAAAAAAAAGACGAAATACTGTATGACAGTAATCTTTTTTTTTTGTTTTAACTTAAAACTATGGATATAATATAGTATAATAGTATATATGAACTTCAATGATTCCATTATCGAATGGGTAAAAATTGATAATGTTCAAAGAGAATATTTAGACAAATTAAAAGAATTAAGAGAAAAAAAAAATAAATTATCAGATAGTTTAGTTAATCATATACAAGAGAATGATATGGAATCTAATGTATTTAAAATAACTAGTTTAGATACAAATGTACACATGACAAAAACAAATGTACAAGAAAGTTTAACATTTAAATTGATTGAAGAATGTTTATATGAATATTTGAATGATCAGTATAAAACAAATGATATAATTAATTTAATAAAAAATAGAAGAAAAAAAACAGAAAAATATAATATGGTTCAAAAGTAATATTTAAAGATATAACAAATAATTTGAAATTTTAATATTTTTTTTCTATTAACTTAGAGCTACAACGAGCTCGGTCCACGTGTCACACGCAAAGAACAGGTACAAGAAGTTCAACGGGGTAGGCACGCGAAATGGTGGCGGAACACATAGTATCGCAACCGCATCCGGCACCAGAGCCGGAACCAGAGCCGGAACCAGAGCCGGAACCAGAGCCGGTTGGAGAAGAGCCGGTTGGAGAGCCGGTTGGAGAGCCGGTTGGAGAAGAGCCGGTTGGAAAAGTCAAGAAGAAGCTTGATGGCATCACAGCCACTATCGGAATGTTGAAGATGTCGGGGTCAACTGAGGAAGACCTCAAGGACCTTATTTCTGAGCAAAGAATTCTTAAGCGGGGTATCAGTTACATCCGCAATGGGAGTGCGACGCAAGAGGACTTCTTGCGTCAATTCAAAGAAATGTCAGAGAGGCAAGAAAAGGTTGGTATCTTAGAGAGAAAGATAGCCAACGTCACTGACACGATCAATATGCTTAAGATGAGTGGGTTTCAAGAGAATGACCTCAGAGCACTGATCTCTGATAAAGCATTCCTCGAAGCAGGCGTTGGACAAGTCCTTTTGGGGGCTATGACGCAAGAGGACTTCTTGGATCGATACAAGAACAGATCTGCTTCTGAGCAGATTATATAATGTGAATGTACAAAAAAAAAAGGCAAAAAAAAAGACAAAAAAAGACAAAAAAAATTGGTGCACGACGCGCCCGACATAAGCCCGATGCGGCTTTTGTTGTCTGTTTTTAAATGCTAGGAATATATTGCCATTGTAATTCTCTACATATTTTAATCCATATCATATCTTGTTGTTTTAGTTTTTCTCTGCTTTTTAATAATGGAAAATATTCTAATAAATCATCTAATTCTAATAATTCACAAAATTTATGTAATACGTATGAATAAGATAAAAAATTTTTTCTTTCTTGTGGACAATGCTTCATAAATGGAATTTGAATTTCTTTAAACATATTTCTTAATTTTTCTTCATAATCGGAAGATAATAAAGGAGCATTCTTACCTGTTACAACATTAATTATTAATGGAATATGTTCGTAATATTTATTATTACCCGTAGTTTTTAATATTTCTCTAATTAATCCATATTTAATTTTATCTTCTTTTAAATTTATATTTTTTTTTAATTCATTTTTAACATCCTCAAAAACTTTAACTGGAACTATGGTTGTCTCTTTTGCTTGAAATTGGGCCAACCATTCATTGAAATGATTAATTCTTTTATAAGCAAAGTAACTTAATTCTCTTGGAACATCCTTATAAGATATCTTTTCAGTATTAACTAGAATATCAACAGTATAACCACATTCATTACAAAATAATTCACTCTCAATTAATTTATAATTCATATTTCTTTTACAATATTTACATTTATATAATAAAACCTCATCTGAATCAAATTTATCATGAATGAACTCATCATTTATATTTGCTATATATTCTGATATAATATCTGTATTATCATTTTCTTTTTTATTTTCAAAGTAATTCATAATACTAGAGGTATCATTTATACAATCTGTATTATTTTTTTTTTTATAATAATCATTTAATAATTCTCCATTATCTAAATAATATTCATTTTCTTCTTCTATGCTTGAAAATTTTTCGGATATCTTACTATGTATAGCATCTATCGTTAATCTTTTATCACTATGAGTTTTTTTTAATTTTTTATTTTTTATAGGCATCTATAATATTTATTATATTTATAAATTATTCTTTAAATTCTAAACCAGCAGCTCCATGATGGTTCTTCTTCTGGACATTTCATCGTACCGAATGCTGGAATACATCTTTCCTTATATTTGTTGTCTTTACATTCTGGATTACTATTAGCCAATGATATTATACTATAAAATATCGACATAACTAATACACCCCATATAATAGACCATATTATTGGTATTCTTTCTATAATTTCTACAATCTCTCCCACACCAGGTACTATATAAGCATCATATTGTAAAAAATCAAATAAACAATGAAGAATACAAAATATTGAAATCTTAAATATTATTGTCCAATTATTTTGAGAGATATATGAGCTTACATTGTCTTTTATACGTTCAAGACTAGAACTAGCATTACTATTATCATCCATAAGAGTTTTTACAGAGTTAACTATTAATACTCCAAATAATGAGCCTATATACATTATGACGAACATTCCAATCCAGTAAAGAAATATATAAATTGGATTTTTAGGCATTAAAGCATTTTCTATATTACTAATCGTATCCCCACCCACGCGCTGTCTCATCTCATCTAATCTAGATCCAATCGCATTTCTTCCCTGCTGTCTCATCTCATCTAATCTAGATCCAATCGCATTTCTCCCCCGCTGCCTAATATCATTTATCATATTACTATATCTCGATCTAATGTTTACAGGGTTAAAACTCTTATTGTATTCGTTAACTCTGTTACTAAAATTATTATAAAACTCTGTACTATTTGGATTATCCCTAATTTTATCTAATATATGATTATTGAAATGTTCATAATTATTCATAAGCTTCATTTGATTAAGAATGCTTCCATAACTCCCCTTATGTATATTAAATCTATTAATATTTAATTCATTGCCCATTCTATTTAACCCCAATTTATTAAATGTTGTACCCAATACAATCTTGTCCCATAAATAATTGGATGTATATCTATATAAACTACACATTATTATTAACATTATAATATTGACATAATATTCATACATATAATATATATAATATAATATATATTATGAGTAAATCAGAAAAAATTATTGGTGATATAGTTAATCTATTTCACAATGATTATATTGATACTCCAGAATTTCATACAGTAATAAATAAATATAAATCAAAAGAAAAAAATACATCTAGTTTATGGCATAGTCAACATGAGTTAATATTAAAAAAAATATCTGAAAAATCGGATTGGTATAAAGAATTACATTTATATGTAAGTGATAAATATAATACATTGGGAAATATTATATATACACCATTAATTTTATCTACGCTTTCAGTTGGATTATTTACACTTATAGCTAATAGTTATGAAAGTATTATAGATAATAATTTATTAATAGTTATTACAGGTGGGTGTAATTTATGTTCCGGAACGATTACTGGTATTTTGAAAAAATGGAATCTTTCAAAATGGATTACAAATCATCAAGTGTACTCTGATAAATTTTTAAATATTTCACAAGATATAAAATATCAATTATCATTACCATGTGATAATCGAGAAAAAATGCCAACATATCTACATAAGATAGCTTCAGATTATCATGAAGCCACGTTAACTTCTCCAAAAATACCAATGAAATATATTAAAAGTTTTAAAAAATCAAAATCATTAGAAATAGAAAACTCATCAAATATGAATTTACCAGTAGAATTAACGGGTATCTTATCTACTGAAATATATAACTGTAGGTTAGATATTAACTCAAGTAATATGTGTACAAGTACTTCTACTACCAATGGATCCAATGCTTCATATGTAAATGATTCTACTACTAATGGATCAAGTGCTTCATATACAAATGCTTCATATACAAATGCTTCATATACAAATGCTTCATATACAAATGCTTCCCATATAGATATACCTATAAATTCATCAAATGTTGAAATTATTATTCCAGTAGAAGATGATCCAGATTTATAATATATAATTATATATTATATAATGAAATATTCTTTCTTATTGGGATTATATATATTTTACATGTTTAATTATTTTAAAACAGAATATTCTATTCATCATCCATATGAATATGTATTTAGTTCAAAATTACTAAAACATCCAATAAAAACTGGTAGGTATGAAAGTAAAATATGTTTATTAGGTAATTATGTAGGTATGTTTTTATTATTTTGGTATTTATTTAGAGATAATATAAAAAATAAATCTTGTAATAATTTTATAATAGCATCGGTTGCTATTGGTTCATTAATAATGAATATGAATGCTTTTGTTTATATGTTGCCTCTAATAATAATAGAATATTTATAGATAATTATATAATTTGAAAATTTTATGGTAATTAAATATTACCTAGAGCTACACATACGAGCTCGGTCCAAGTGCTTATTACTTTAAACAAGGTACAAGAGTTTATAAAGCACTAAGAGGAAAGCGAGGAAAGGCGAGGAAAGCGAGGAAAGCGAGGAAAGCGAGGAAAGCGAGGAAAGCGAGGAAAGCGAGGAAAGCGAGGTTTTACCTCAATGCCTAAATTGACAAGAGCGGAAAAGATCATGCAAGATCGTGAGAGGAAGAAAACACAGCACGCAAAAGCTGTGAAGAGATTCACTAGAGAGAAAAAAGATGCGATGCGCAACACAAAAGTGATTACTACCCACGAAGAGGCAGTAGATCACGATGCTACGATTGGATTTGAGTGTTTGGCGATTGAGGAAATATTGTTGATTATTATCACAATGATTCTCAACTGCCATACACATTGTTCCCACGCAGATATGCAATTCACAATTCTGCGCACGATAAAGTGCATCAATGCACTTAGAATTACTAGCAAATGTTTCAATGAGGCGTTTACAACAGACTTTCGTCTAACTCTTCACAAAATGATGTATTGTGTGAATAAGGGTCACACTAACATTTGTAACTTTATAACTAGGGCGACCTTTAGGTCGCGAGGCCAAATGACATTCTTATCAACCGATACAAGACTTGAATTCACAATTCACAATGATAGTGATGAGAATATATATGTAATTACCTATATGGATTTAAGATTGTCGGAATCACGGAGAAAGATTATTACTAAAGGTGAAACAATCAAGATATGTATTGACGTGAATTATGAGCCAATGATAAATCAAGTAAGACAGTTAGTGTTTTATCCATGTTCAATTGGTCACACTGACGTTACCTGGGATAGAAAGTTCATCATGACATGTGAGGTTGATTGTTACAAGAAAGACAAACATGAAATGAAGTTGAAAAAAATGACATTTAAAGGATTCAAGGATTCGGCTACCCCTCCGAAAAATTTTAAAAAGATTTCAGAGGAGTCGATTAAAAATGTAGATAATCAGATTCGGTTGTTTACAGATGTTAATCCTAAGGAATGGAAAAAAAGTAGACGAGATTCAGTTATCAGACGAATTAATAGAGAGTTAGATGAGATTGATGCAAATAAAAGATTCATTAGGCGTATTCAGAAACAATTGGATCGTAATCAAGAAGATTTGAGAACACGTGAATGTTTAATGAAACGATGCCTAGATATGAAAGAGTCATATGATCATGTTCGCTAGAAAAGACAAAAAAAAAAGAAAATTGAAAGACAAAAAAAAAAAGAAAATTAAAAAAACAAAAAAAAATAATTTTTTTTGAAGATAAATAAATAATTTGAAATTTATTTATTTATTTTTCTTTTACAAATGGAATCAGACGTCAATATCTTGATCGATTAAATAATGAAATTAATTATAGAAACGACAGTCTGGATGTAGCCCTTCGGGGCGCCATCATCCAATAAGTATATTCAAGGTTGATTGTGACGTGAAATGCGAGGCATACTAATCAATTCAACAGCCAATATTTGGAATCGTGCTAGTAGAGACGATGGATGGTGTGGAGTTTAGAAGCCCACCGAACCAATAGAGGTGGAATTATCCATCCCCATATTGTGAACGACTTACAGTATGGAAGCAGGGGGCCGGGGATTGCGCCCGTAATGTTATGATATAGAAGAATTAGCCATTACACATTCATTTGGATACTCTCATCAATGTCTGAAACTTTTAACTGATTGACAACCCGAATTCGGATGCGATCAGTTTAAGTATTGGATATATGTTACGTACTGGTGAATTGAGTGGAGAAAAGACACTATACATAGCACCAACGAATAATAATTAGCATAAACTAATTATAAGGGACCTGCTTTTTTTTTTAGATATAAATACAATAGGTATTCTATTTTTATTCCAATTAAAAAAAAATAATATTATATGATATAAATGTCTAGAGATTATAATGAATTAATTGAACCAATTATAAATACATTAAATATCGATGATACAAAAAAAAATATTATAAGAGGAAGATTTTTAAATGAAGTTAATCTATATGATTCAAAGATAACATCTGTTAAAAAATGGTATAATTTTTTTAGATTCACAATAACAATGGGTAGTATACTATTACCTGCATTATTATCTGTTGGTCAAATGGATCCTACTAAACTTCCTAAAAATTTTGATCAAATATCATATTGGGGTTCATGGATGATATCACTGACAGTTACTGTAAGTAATGGATTCTTACAATTATTTTCACTTGATAAAAATTATTTTATGTATTCTTTAGTATGTGAAAATTTAAAAACAGAAGGATGGCAATATTTTCAATTATCAGGTAAATATGAAGAAATGCCAGATCATTTATCCGGTTATAAAATTTTTTGTAAATCAATAGAATCTATTAAAAGAAAACAAATAGAACAAGAATATGCTGGTGGTAAAAGTGCCGATAAAAAGAAAAAGTTTGAGTTCAATAAAAATCTAAACGATAATTTACCACAACAATATAGATTAGAAAACAATATTAGTGAACAACCAACTCCAGATACCGAATCAAATCCAAAACCTAAGCCAAAACCTAAACCCCAAGCTGAGCCTGAACCTGAGCCTGAACCTGAGCCTGAACCTGAGCCTGAACCTGAGCCTGAACCTGAACCTGAACCTGTTAAAAAGGAAGGAACAAAAAATAAAAAAAAATCTAAAAAAGATGATGATAATGAAATAATAGTTGAGTAAATTTAATTTTTTAAAATATTATATTAGATATTATTATATATATATGAATAATTATTATAATTCTACATCTTATCTTAATAAAATTAACACTAAACAAGTTTTAATATTAGATATAGATGATCAGTATGAAAAAAATGATAAATTTATATTAGGATCTTCGGATAAGTTCCATATAAAACTACATGAGCCAATTATAATTGATAATATATCAGAATTATATCTGGATAATGTCACGACTTACAACTGTAATATATCAAATGATAATGATAATTCAGCATTTATATTAAATATTGATCAATTTAATTCAACCACTAAAGTCGCTAGTAATTCTAGTTATACTTATACATCCGCCATTGGTGGATCATCTAGTCGTTTAATATCAAATGGGAACAATATTATAGCAAATAATATTATTATACCAAATGAAAATAATGATTTAGGTAATTATTTTTCTAGTGTTCATCATAAATCTAAAAAATTAAATTATCTAGCAGATATTCCATGTGGTAGAATAGATCAATTATCGGGTAATATTACAAATTTACACGGTGATTCTATTTTTCATGGACAACAAAATAGTAACAATTATACATATATGATTCAAAATATAAATTGGTTATGGAATGGTCAAAATAATTCTTTCAGTGGGTCTGACGCTGGGATAGATTTCCCAGGTAGTTCAAATGGCAGTATTACTCATATTAAAAAAAATACAGAATTTATTTTATCTAGAGGCACTGATACATTATCGATGGTATCATGTGTATTACTCAATGATACCAGATTAAAGGCAAATAGGATATTATTTTCAACATCCGCATCTCATACAATAGTTAAAGATAACTTTACAAATTGTTCAAATGTAAATATGTTAATATCAAATACACCTATATCTGATAATGAATGTGATAAAAATCACGGTGGAACACCCCATATAAATAATCCTAATATTGTTTTAAAGGGTGAACAAATTATGAACCTATTTTTACCAAAAATACCTGATTTAACAAAAAGTCCCGCTGAATTTGCTAAAGGTAATCCTGAACTTTATTATGATACAGGGAGATTTATTGCTGAGTTTACTATAATTGAAAAAAAATAAATAATATATATATATAGTATGAGTTTAAGTTTTAATATTGATGTTTTTTCTGGTAGAACAGATGATATTGACATTAATGGTGCGAATCTAACTAATGTGCTAATAAAAGATAGTACAATATCTGATTCTTTATTTGATAATGATCAATTAGAACTTGATCACTTAGTAAATAGTAGCATCTCGCATTCCCATTTAAGACATTGTACATATAGATATGGTACTATTGACACTAGTGATATTACCGTCGGATCTGGTAAAACTCTTGATGTATCTAGTGGAACTTTAACATTAGCCAATAATCAAATCAGTGGTGATAATATTAATAGTGGTACTATTGATAATATTACAATTACTAATGTTAGTGGTACTAGTGCTAGCTATACCAATGCTAGTTTTAGTA